TTGCTAGTATCATTGCTTTTGATAGGGCAACAGTTTCACGCAATGATTCTGAACCTCTAGTTCCAGAGTTTTTCTTTTAGGAGATTTTTTGATTTCATCAATCATCCAAGCAATCGGACTTCTAGTGGTTTCCATTGGTATTGGACTTATGTATGTTCCAGCAGGTATAACAGTATTAGGTGTTTCAGCAGTTTTAATTGGTCTTGCGCTTGAGAGAGGTAAATAATGTTAGGTAACCTTTTCGGTCAAAACGAAAATCGCGCAATATCATTTCAATCTATTTGGGGTGCAGGCGATACTTTTGCTTACACAACAGATTCAGGCGCAAACATAGACGAATCAACGTCTATGACTATTGGTGCTTTCTATGCTTGTGTTCTTTTAATCTCTGACACAATCTCAACACTTCCAGTTGATGCTTTCATCCGTAGAGATGGTAGCCGTGTTCCTTACAGACCAAGACCTGAATGGGTTATCAAACCAGATGTAACTTTATTAAGAAGCGAACATTATCAACAAGTTCTTATTTCACTTTTACTTGATGGTAACTCTTTCACAAGAGTTTTCCGTGATGGTCGTGGAGATGTTGCAAACCTTGTTTGCCTTGATCCTTTAAGAGTGCAAGTTCAACGTAATCCAAAAAATCGTGAAATTGAATACTTAATTGATAACGGTGAAGCAGGTGTTGTTCCTGCTAGAGATATGTTGCACATTACAGAAATCCGTAAACCTGGTGCATTACGTGGTACTTCAAGAGTTAATGAATTAAAAGAAAACCTAGGACTTGCTTCTGCGTTGCAATCTTTTGCTGCACGTTTCTTCGGTCAAGGCGCAACCACACAAGGCATCATTGAATTCCCTGGTGCTTTAACAAGAGAACAAGCAAAAGATTTACAAGCAGGATTTGATAACGCACACAAAGGTTACAAAAAATCACACAAGACTGGTGTTCTTTCCGCTGGTGCAAAATATGTTAAAACTGGCGTAAACCCTGATGAAGCACAAATGCTTGATTCACAAAAGTTTCAAGTTGAATCAATTGCAAGGATGTTCCGCGTGCCACCTCATATGATCGGTGTAACAACACCTGGTGCGCAATCTTATGCTTCAGTTGAACAAAACAATATTCAATTCGTTGTTCATACTTTAAGACCGTACATTGAAAAGATTGAATACGCTTACTCAACACTTCTACCAACTGAGGCTTTCTTAAAGTTCAACGTTGATGGATTACTTCGTGGTGACTACACAACAAGAATCCAAGGTTACTCAATTGGTTTACAAGCAGGATTTTATTCTGTGAATGATGTTCGCAGATTTGAGGACTTGAGACCTGTTGATGCAGGTGACCAGTTCCGTGTTCCTTTGGCAAATATCAACTTGGCTGAGGCAGATGTTATTGAACAAGACAAACGTGTTCAAATGGCAACAAGACTTGTTCAAACAGGTTTTGATCCAGCGAGTGTTCTTTCTGCTCTTGGACTTCCAGTGATTACTCACACAGGAGTTCCATCAACACAATTGCAACAGGTTGCACAGATTGATGCACAAGACCCAGCAAGCGTTTATGACGTTACTCGTTCAAGTGAAATCAATATTCAGATACCTGAAACTGTGGTCAATATTCCTCAAACAAAAATCAATGTTGAACCACCTATTGTAAATATCAATTCACCTCAACAGAAGCCTTTAATTAGAACTGTTGAACGTGATGAGAACAATCACATTGTTAGAATTATAGAAACTTCTGGAGATAACTAATGGCAACTGGTTTAAGTTCATATTTAGCAACAGCGTTAATGGATGCAGTCGGTAACGCAACTTCTTTTTCAGCAAGTTCTGTTTATATTAAGTTACACGTTGGCGACCCAGGTGCAGCGGGAACAGCAAATCCTGCAACTGAATTGACTCGTAAAGCAGCATCATTTGCTCCAGCAAGCGCAGGTGTTCTAACTTCAGATGCAGATATTACTTGGGTAAATATTTCAGGTTCACAGGATGCAACATTTTTTACTGCTTGGGATAATCTTTCTGCTGGTAACTTTTTGTTCTCAGGAACTATCACAGGTAATCCTTATAGTGCTGGTGATACGTATACTTTGGCTTCTGGTTCTTTAACAGCATCTCTAACTATCGCAAGTTAAAATGACTCAGAAGTTAGTCCTTAATACAGGACAACTAGATTCAGATTTTGTTTACGCTACTTTCGGTGTAATTCTTGATGATCCTGTCAGGAGTAAATTAGATGAATCAGCGTTAAATCCTCAATTAAGTTTTAACTATGGTTCTGCTGCTTTAGGTGATTTGGTTTCAACTGGTCAATCAAGTAGAGAAATTGAAGTTACTGGTGAAAGTAATTTTGGTGCTATCAGTTCGATAGCCCAAGCAGGTGTCACACATTTTGTTTCTGGTGTTACAAGTTTTGGAAGCCTAGAGGCGACAGCAAACACAACACCAATAATCTTGCCAACATTTGATGCACAACTAGGTTCACTTGTTGCTTCGGTTAATGCTGTGACAACGATTACTGCTCAGGCTGTTTCAACATTAGGTTCTTTAACTGCTTCATCTACTGCAACTCCTCAAGTGGATGTGACTGCTGTTGCTGTTCTTGGTTCTTTGATTGCTTCTGCAACAACAAGCCAACCTGAACCACCAACCCCAAGTGTTTATGGTTCTAATGGTTATGTTCCTATTAAGAAAAAGGAAGTTAAAAAAGAACCAGTTTTTGTTCCTGAGATTCCTGAGATTGTTGATACACCAGAACTTGAGCCTTTGATTAAATCTGTTTTCGCTAAAGGGTCATCTGATTTGTTTGGGCTTTATGCTCAGTCTGGAAATCGTATAGACTTTTCTATATTGGCTGATGAGGCTGAGATTTTGTCGCTTCTCTAAGGTAGGTTATGACTTTTCAAACAGCGCAATTCACAGTTGGCACAGCAGCCGTTCAAATCATTGCTCCTCAAACTAATCCAACTCAAATAATTTTGCATAATGCACAAAAGCAAGCAAATAACTATATTTGGTTTGGTGGTTCAAGTGCAGTCACCACTTCTAATGGAATACATTTAGACAATGCTGACGATTATCAATTGGTTTTGCAACCAGGTAATTCTTTATGGGCAATTTCTGATTCAAACCATTCTTTACACGTTTCTTGGCAGGTTCTCTGATGCCTTATTTCATAACTGATTCATCACCTAATTGTTCAGGTTGGGCAACTGTTAAAGAAGATGGCGAAGTTATTGGTTGCCACGCAACTAAACAAGATGCTATTGACCAAATGGTCGCTGTTTCTATTGCTGAAGAAATTGAACCAGGTGGAGAAAGATTGAAGAAGAAAAACAAAACGAAAAAAACTGATTATCGTGTTTTGCCTGATAATTACAGACCATCTTTATCAGATGATGTTCCAGAGGGCAGGGCTTGTGGTAATTGCGTTTTCTACATTGAATCAGATGTTAAAGAATTTGCTGGTGGTGAACTTCGTGCTTGGTGTGAGAAGTGGGATGATTATGTTAATGGTGCATATTATTGCAACGCTTGGCAACCAGCATTGGAAGATAGAGCAGAACCTAATTCATTAAATGTCAATGATTTTGTTTCTTGGAACTCATCTGGTGGTAGAGCACGTGGTCGTATTGAAAGAATAGTTAATGATGGAACTATCAATGTTCCTGGTTCATCATTTTCTGTCACAGGCACTCCTGATGATCCTGCTGCTTTGATAAGAATTTACAGACCAGAGGGTAATGGTTGGGATGAAACCGATACTCTTGTCGGTCACAAGTTTTCGACTTTAACTAAGATTGATGATTTACCTGAAGATACTTTGGATGAAGATGATGATGAGGAACGTCAAGTTAATTTGACTCCACCTGCTTATATGCGTGCCGCTGCTCGTAGAGGTTTAGAGTTGAATCGTCAAGGTTTTGGTGGAGATGGTTTAACAGATAAAACTAAACAAGAGGCAAGAGATATGGCTGATGGTCGTGTGTCTGAGGATAAGTGGCGCAGGATTGCTCCTTGGATTGCTCGTCATCTTGTTGATTTAGATGCACCTAAGAATAACAATCCTGATGATTCTGGTTATCCTGGGGCGGGACTCGTGGCACATTTATTATGGGGCAGCGGACCAAGTAAACGTGCTGCTCAAAGAACTTTAGATTATGCGCAAGGTGTCATTGATAGATTAGATGCGGAACAAAATCAGTCTCGTTGGTCATCAATCAATGTAAACTTAAACAAAGAAGAAAAGGAAAACCAAGTGAATAAAGTTGAACGTAGAGTTAAAACTGATGTTGATTTCGAATTAAGAGTTGAAGCCGCAGAAGCAGACGGTATGCGTTTCACAGGTTACGCGGCAGTTTTCAACAGCAACTCAGAACCACTACCTTTTATTGAAAGAATTATGCCTGGTGCTTTCAAGCGATCATTGAAATCACGTAACGAAGTTAAATTATTTAAGAATCACAATATGGATGAAGTTTTGGCTTCTACTCGTTCAAAGACTTTAAGACTTACAGAAGATTCAAAAGGTTTATTGGCTGAAGCAACTTTGCCTGATACAACAGCAGGTCGCGATTTGGCTGTGCTTATGAAACGTGGAGATGTTCACGCAATGTCTTTTGGTTTCTCCGTTCCATCAAGAGGAGATTCTTGGTCTGATGATGGGATGACAAGAGAATTAAAAGAAATTCGTTTACACGAAGTTTCTATTGTTACAGGTTTTCCAGCATACGAAGCAACTACTGCCTCAGTTCGTTCATTAGACATTTTGGCTACAAGAACAAATGTTGATGTTGATGCTTTAGCAGATGCTTTAACTAAACTTGAATCAGGTGAGAAACTTCCTGATAGTCAAGCAGACTTATTACAAGAAGTTGTAACTAAGTTAAGAGAGAACACA